TCGAGGGGGTGCGCGGGTCGTATATGTACTGACGGACCTCAGACTTTTGAGTCTTGGTCTGCCAGCTTGGGTCCTGCGTCTCCAGCTGGTCACGATCCGTCAGCTTGATGGAGCGACCGATGGTTGTGCCGTCAGCGCCGATGTTGTGCATTACATCAAGCAAACGAGCGGAGGTTGTAGGGATGGATTGCTTCGTGCCAGCGGAAAGAGAAACCACCTCGCTTGCGGAGGTGGAGTCAGGGCGGACAAGCGAAATCAGACGCTGCGCGTCGCTAATCCAGTAGAACAGCTCGGAGTTCGCCCAACGAGTGCCATCATCGTTGAGCAGAATCCGGACGCGGTTGATTACGTCTGATGCCTTCATTTATCACCCGTTGTTTTCTTCGGCCTTCTTTTTGGCCGTCTTGGATGCTTGTCTGCGGAATGACTCGATTGCGTCATCCAGGGGTGGAAGGTCCTCCGCGCTAGCGCTTTCAGAATTTTCCGTGGGGATTTCTTCTGATGGCACATCTGGTTGAAGCGCGATAGCCTCCTCAGCAACCTCTACATGGCGCACCGGCTCTGGCATCTCAGGCTCTTTGCCGACCTCAACCATGTCAGGACGCTCAGCAAGCTGGGGTGTCCAAGGGTAGATGTCACCGGTTGTTGTTTGTTTCAGGAGTCGCATCGTTCATCCTTTCTCGACTCGGGTTCAAAAAAATGGGGAGGACGGTCGCCCGTACTCCCCATGCTTTACCTGCTTACGCAGATCACTTACGCACGTAGCCAGCCACCAAAGCCTCAGGCTTGGTCACCTTGTAGCCGTACACATTCAAACCACGCATGATGTTGCCGAACGTGGTTTGAGCACGCAAGGTTTCCACATTGGTGATTTGCGAAGCGAAGGAGATCGCGTCGCGTGTACCGGCCAAGATGCGCCAGGCTTTGTAGTCGGCGTTAGAGCCAGTACCGCCAGAAGCGGCGTCTGCGCCCAAGTCGTTCGCTGTGGTCAGGTTGTTAGACACATACACAGTGAAACGGTCGATCATGCCGATCTTGCCGTTACGCAAGGGGGTGACAGAGTCGCCGGTCAAGTAGGCTTGTTTCAAGTCAGAGCGCTTGATCAAACCAGCCATCCAAGCGGGGATGACAGCCCAGCGGCCGTCTTCGGGCACGTTCTGCTCATCCAACACTTGACCCATGTCGAGCAACATGTCCAACACGTTGGAGCTAGTCACTTGACGGGGAGCGCCAGTAGCGCCCAAGTTGATGTCGCCAGAGATAGCGCCAGCAGTTGCGCCCTTGTTGGCGGTAGCTGCATCAGCGTACACAGAACCCAACACATCGCCGTCGATGGCGATCTTCATTTGCTGACTTGCGTCATTGGTGAAGATGTCCATCAACTTCACATCAGCCTGGACACTGTCCACATCGTCGATGACGACTTGGAAGTACTTGCCCTTGTCGATGTTCAACTCTAAGGGAGTGCTCTGCGGCACTTGGCTAGTCAAAGACATGCCCTTGGTGTAGTTGCTGATGGTGATCGTTGGGATGGTGCGGATGTGAATCTTGTCGCCTTGACCCTTGATCTCGCCTTCCCAATCGTTGTTGGTGATCTCGCCCAACACTGTGGACTTGTAGAACTTGACTTGCAACTTGCCCGACCATACTTCTGGGATGAAGTTGGCTGCGTAGGCATCGGTTGTTGAGCCACTGGTGTAGTAGCCGCTGGTGGTAGAAACTGACATTTGAGCACCTCAAGATGGTTGCTCAGGCAGGTTTAGCGAACGCGTCGTTCAGCAATAGCCGCCTGAATTTCACTATCAATGGCTGCCGCTTGCTCATCGGTGTACGCACCGCGCCGATCTTTGGCGTAGAAATCTGCGATCTCTGCGCGTGTCCAAATCTTCTTGCCCTGTGGGGGCGCGTCGACTCGAGACGTTGTCGGCGCGACTTGTGACTCCAATGTAGTGGAGGCAGCAGCCGCTGTACCTTCTTGAACCTTCTTGAACGCACTGAAAAAGCGGGCAACACGAGTTGCATCACGATTCGCTTCGGCTGTGGACAAAATCTGCTGGCGCTGGAATCCGGTTAATTCGTCGTGTTCAGCAAGCCACCTGTGGAATTCTGGGTCATCGTTGATCGCCATCCAATCTGGAACAGCTTTGGCCAAGTCCTCATAAAACGTGGCTTCGGTGTTCGCGGTTGTCTTGACTTCAAATGAATCCAGTTTTGCTTTGAGCTGCTGAATCTCTGTGTCTTTGGCTCCGATTTCTTCACGCGCTGCGCGACGAATCAGATCGACCAGGGGTTCACCAAACTCTTGCACTTCCTCGGGCTTGATGAGCGGCTCCTTGCTGGATGCTGCTTCAAGCAATTCAATTCTGTCTTTCAGCCCTTTGAGTTCAGAGTCACGCTCTTTCAACTGCTGATGCAAACGCGGCACTTCCGCGTTGTACTTGCCGGCAATCGTTTTGTACCTGGCTTCCCACTTGTCATCGTCTCCCGCAGTCGGGGCTTGAGCTGGTGGTGCAGGTGGCGTTGCATCCGTAGTGGTAGCCGCTGGGTCAGCCGGTGGCTGGGGAGCTGGCTCAGGAGCGGGGTCCGCTTCTGGTGTTTGTCCATTACGAGCTGCCTGAATTCTTTCGAGCGCTTCGTTCGCCTTTCTTTCCGCCTCAATGACGGCGCGTGGTAGTCGGTCCAATTAAATCTCCTGAGCCTTACCCTCAAGCCATTGGGTCCTTGCGGTGTCCAACTCTTTCAGTCCGGTGTTCAAGTGCCAGTGAACGCCACTGGTCAAGCGTTGCCCCAACGGGGCGTTATTTCTTTTGCAACTTGTAGGTCAGCTCTCGTGATTTGGCTGCGCGATCAAGCAGCTCACCCAAGACCTGTATCCCACCTTGTTGCCAACGCAAGATGATTTCATCCTTCGTTGTTGCTGAATCGCTGCGCAGTTCCTCCAAACATTCTTGGAGATACATACGCAACGCTTCAAATTCACTGTTGCCCTCTAATGAGGCCAACGCTGCAATTACTCTAGCTGGGGTTTGCTTTAGCA